GGTGTGAACTTGCGCAAACACACCCAAGGGGTTTCGGTTCGGGGACCTTTGGACCACTCCAAGGTGCATCGGCTGGACCGATTTGGGCTTTACCCTGCAGCACCACTTATTTGCCCCGAGGGGCCTACCAATCCATGGACAGGTTGTGAACTGAGGGATGTGTGATCATTTCCGGAACATCGCTCAGAACAACCATACTGAATACTTCCTCCAAATCCACCAAGCCTAGGTCGTAAGTTTCCATTGACCAGTCCAGGAACTCGTCGTCAGATATGATGACGGGTTCAGTCTTGATAGCCTTGACTATGTTGGACAGGTCGACGCCTAGGGTCTTGGTGTTCCAAGACAACTCATCCATCGTCATTTTGCTGTGGTCTTCCATGGTGTACCGTTCAAGGAAGAAATCGCGCAAAAATGGGACGTGTCGAAACTCGTACGCGTACGATAACGACTTGCCCGCCATATACTGGGAGTGGGTCTGCTCCTCTTTATATATGGCCCTAGCATTAAAACGGGCCAAAGCCTTGCCGACCAACGGCACCATGCAAGGATGCTCTACGTCGGTGATTAATCTTTTGGACAAGAATGTGGCCCCACCCCTCATACAAGGAGCTTTGGGTTTCAATACCATTTTGAACCGGCTGACAGTAGCCTTCCAGTCAACAAGACTCATCTTATGATTCGTGCGTGCCAACAGGTCATCTCCAAGCACTAGAGCTAATGCGCGGACACCCTGTTGCATACAAGCAGTGGAAAACATAAGTATGTTGTAAATCGTGTTGCGAGGCGTGGTGATGGTCGTGCCGGTAGGCAGTTGGTTTTTGAGAGTGGCTTGGACTCCCAGTTTGAAAGATCTGACCTTGAACTTATTGTTCTCGAGGAAAACGTTCCTTAGCCAAACCGGCATGTTTATTTTCTTCAGAAAATGGTCAAAGAGTAAATGTACTGCCTCACGTTGGTGTTTGTCATTGGCGCTGTAGTCGCCTTCCACGACGTGGGGGTACTGTTGATTGTCTTGCTCAATGTAAGCAGCAAGTTTGGTGTCACTCTTCTTGTAAGCAGTGCAATAACGGACACCACCGATGGTGTTGCGTTCGAGCAGCGCCTCGAGGCGCTGCATGACCGCCATCATGGCAGGTCCCGTCATCGCGTTAAATGCGTCGTTTCCGGCATAGATGACT